GAAGAAGAAAAATATTAGCACCTTGGGTGAAAGCCCTTTCGAGAGCTTTTGCTTCAGTGTCGGCTAATCTGTCTTGTAGATTTTTCTGGGCCTCCGCTTCAATAATTGCAGCGCGGTCACCTCCAAACGCGTCAGAGCGAATGGCGCTAGCATCACGACCTTGACGGGCTATGTCGTCTGCCTCGAAAATTCTGCGCCTAGCACGATTTAGAACGCTTTCCGTGTAAGGGTTCATGTAGTCTTCAGCCGCTTGGCTGTCGAACTGCCGACTTGTTACCTGACTTGGGTCATAAGTTGACAATCCACGGAGACCACTCATTGCAGCACTGAGGTCTGCATCACCGTATCCCTGCATACCACGGATGTCTTCAAATGCATCCTTGGTGTCTTGCGTAAGGTCAGCAATCCGCTGACCTTCATACGTCTGATAAGGTTGGCTTGTTACTTCACCAGCCTTTTTAAGATTTGCGATTACAGGTTCTTTGAGATAGTCGGGTAATTCGTTGATTACCTTGCTTGTCTCACCCGAGGATTGTGTACAGAAAAAGCCCATCGTTTACTTCCACAAAAAGTGACTTGTGTCTCCCGTAATGATTGTTGTTCCCATTGGTTTGCCAAGCCGACGAAACAACTTTGATTTTCTTTCTTCATCCACATGACCGAAATTTGCCAGAAGCAAAGGCATGTGTGCATTGGTGGCCATCTCCTTGGCCTTGCGAAACATCATGCGAAACGCGCCGCTCTTGCGTGCCTCAGGTGCGACGAAAGTAAATGCATCCACCAGCGCCGTATCATCCGACCACCAAAAGTCTTGAACTCTCAATCCCATAGTGGCCACAGGAAAGTCATCATCCTCAACCATGAGAATAACACCACGAGCTAGTGTCGTGCCTATATACCTTTCTACCTTGGGCATATTGAGCGAACCCATGCCAGACTCCTCATGCATCCGCATGAGCAGAAAGGCTATACGAGGAATGTCATGTGTGTTTGCACTACGAAGAAGCAACGCGGTCCTTATACTTTTTTAATGCGGCCATCCGCTCTTTTTCCAAAGACTTGATGCCACGGTCATAGCTTCCACCGCCTTCTTGCAAAACCATTTCGTATGGCAAAACGTATTCTTGAGACGACAGCATAAACGGGCCAACCAAATCATCTTTTGGTCCACCCGGTCCCGTTACCTCACCCTGCGGTCCACGGGCAATACCACCTTCTTTCATATTCACACCCGGCATTTCCGTGAAGAATTGGTACTCGCCGCCTTCGCGCCCATACCTTGTAAGGTCTGGAAATGCGGTGGACAGTCCAACAGGGTTTCGTACAAACTTGCTACCAACCGTTGGTGTGTCTTCTGTGTCATCCACCGGCTCGCACTGCTGTGTCTCGGCATTATACTTAAAGCCATCAGGACAAGGGTCAAACGGTTGTGACATGTTTGATGTGTCATTTCCATCCTCGCTTGACTGCGACTTAGGGTTAACAAGGTCTTGAAACGGACCGGTGTAATTAGGGTTTGCTCTGCCAGAATATGTCACCCGACCACTGTCGCGCAGATTTAATGTGCCGGTTCCCGTATCAATAGTCATGCCGAGGCCCTCATCCTTCAGCTTCACCATACCGGGGTTGCTGCCAGCATAATTAAAGATTGACTGCATCAGAGCATTGCTTCGGTCTATAGCACTGGGAGTTGCACTGCCACCGAATATAGACCGGGCCAAGGACATTGACGGTCCTTTGGTAAGAAGCTCACCTAAAGCGTTACCCGCCTTTGTGAAGGGCGCATTGCGGTAGTTGTCCATGAAGTCCATGTAGGCTTGTGTATCGGCCTTGCCTTGACTATCTCTGAATACGTTCTGCACCTGCCTTAACTTACGGTCTAGAGTGTCAGGGCCTTTGGCTTTCTTCCCGCCATAGGGACCACGGTCGTCCAAATACTCACCACCGCCTCGTCCAGCCGCGCCACTGACAGGGTTTGTCTGGACTTCAAAATCTCTGATGCCGCCGCTCGAAGTGGAGCCGCTGCCGAGATTGCCAGCGAACTCCTCTTCGGACATCACGGCCCCGCCCCTTAACATTCCAGTTGCTTTAACACACATTACGCTAACAGCCCTTTGTTCCGCAGTGCTTCGATAACTGTTGCTAAGACATTGGCTACGTCTGCGGTCGTAGCCGTGCCAGCGTTGAGAGTTTTGTCTTCCGTGAAGTTCGTTATTGAGAAGCTGACATTTGCATCACCAGTGTTTGCTGCTTGATTGATGCGCTCAATCTCGTTCTCTAGTTCGTCAATAAGAACGTCGCCCCAGTACTGCAAATCTTCTCCGGGTCTGGGCAGTGTCGCCATTAACGCTCTCCATCTTTCTGCATGTCCACACGAGTGTGACCCAGTCTCCAGTTAGTACCGATAGCATCGCTCTCCACTCGTAAAGATATTTGTCGTCCTCTGACCCGTGGGTTGATGCGAGTTGTAGATGTGTTCACTGTGAACGGCCCCTTCGAGGTAAAGGAGGACAAAGCATCCTTGCGTGACTTAAATGTCACCTTTGCATTGCCCGTGACTGTGAGGTCAGGAAGCGCACGGTCGATGAACATAACCTCATCACCGTCGCCGATGTCCAAGTCAGCACTTTCAATGTACGAGTGCATAGCCTCGCCATCAGCATCAACTCCCAATTCGTGAGCATAGAGGTAATTGTTAGCTCCAGCTCCGATGTTGTTTGAGAACGTCGATGCGTCGGTCCAAGCCGTCCGGTCCATCGTGCCGACATCCCATACGTTCTCGCGGTAATTAAACTTACAATAGCGGTCGTTCTCATTGCTGTTGGCAGTTGGGTAGAACCAGAACACCTCGTTGTGTTCCTTGTCGAGTCCGGCGACTACCTTTTCAATCTGCACATAGTTGATGTCTTGGAACACAAAGTTGTTAATAGGTCCAATGAGCGGACGGACAGAACCGTCGAACGCGAAGAACTGGTTGATACCCATCCAATAAACGATGCCGCCAACTTCGACGGCAGACAGGGGACCAGATAGTCCGCAACCCGTGGCCAGTTCCCTGAAGCCAAAGGTGTACGGTGGTCCACGGAAGGTCATTGAGTGTAGACCGGTGTCTGTCCAAATTAGAATCTGACCGCGTGTTCTTCGTGCGCCCACAATCCTTGAACCACCTGTTAGCTTCTGTGAGCCAGCAGTATTTGTCGCTGCCGCCGTCCAAGTGCCTGTTGTCTCCTGACTGGCAAACGCTACCGTCAAAGGGTCATCCGCGCCCAAGGCAACGAGATGTCTGTCGGGCGTGGAAACAATCACACCCCTTGTCGTGTTCGGGGTCGCGCTGTCACTTGTCAAAGCGTCGTTTATTAGGAAAGCGCGGTTAGCTACGCCATTGGATGCGTCCCACTGAATGAGAGGATGACCGTTTACACTGGCCATCAGGTCTTCGCCGAAAATGTCGAACTGCCAAGTCCGGGCATCAACCTCAATACCAGCGGCAGAGAACGGCACGTTCCAGCCTTCATTGTTATCACGGGCAGTGTTCCACGTCCCCACACCCCAGCCATATTCAAAGACCGAGTTGGTCTGTCCGGGGTTTAATAGGTAGCTGTATGACACTGTACCACCGACGCCAGAAGCTGTGGATGATGCGTTCTGTGCTGCGGTAAATGTGTATGTGTTCGTGTTCACTACACTTACGACAAACTCTGTATTCGCTGACCAGCTAACTCCGTTGAAGCTGGCTGCGCCCAAGATTATTCTGTTGCCGTCCAGCAATCCGTGCGCGCTGTCCGTTACAGTAATTGTTGGCGAGCCACTGGTTACTGCAAAAGCGTTACTAAGGTTGCCGCTGTCAGTTTCTGGTGTCACATCATAAAGAACACCGCCCTTGTATATATACAAGTGGGTATGCGTTCCTACGGCGAGCAGAGCATTGTCTTCACTATCACGCCACTGGATAAGTCCGCGACAGGAACCCTCGAACTGCGTCTGCGTCAGCTTTTGCCAGCCCTTGAGTTTCTCAGGCTTGCCATTCCAAAACCTGATTTTGTCACTGTCCACCCATCTACCCTCGGCAGAGTAGCTGGTGTCGTCCTTAACAATCCCCGGTGCGAACTTCAGAGTAGCGAGTGGCATTTGTTACCCCGTCGTCTGTGACGGGCCGCTGATGCTGAACGAACCCGTTGTGTAGTTGCCAGTATAGGTCGAGATGAAAACGCTTCTCCGACTGTTGCCTGTGTTAAGGGCGGTCGAGGCGTGACCGGACTGGTAGTATGTCATGGAGTTGAGGTCCATCTCGGTCGGCCACTGAGCCTTGTTGTTTGAACCAAACCAGAAGTGACGCACACCACTTACAATCTTGGACCCCCAAGCAATGTCTCTAACATCTCGTCCATTACCCCCGGCAGTGGCGTTGATAACATATGTGCCAGTGTCATTGTCATTGAATGTTCCGTCAGAGTTCAGCGGGAAAATGCTGGTAATGTTGTATGAACCCGGACCCAAGTTTGCATAGTCACACTCATTATATGTCCACGATGCTGTGAAGGTATTGCCTGACCGTGTCACCTTACAGTCGATGCCACCCGTACCATAATCCGAGTGCCAAAAGTCTGGACCAGATGCACCACCGAATCCACCAGCACTACCGGGCATTTCGGCAGAGCCATTACCGGTGAACGTAGAGTTAAATCCATCCTTGTTGTTCTTGCGGATGGACCCGGAGCCATTGACCGTCACCAAGCTGCTGCTCTGATTGCGCAGGGCGTGACCAGAGTATGTGCGGATGATACCGTTGATTGTCAGGGTGAGGCTCTGCGCGCCGGTCGGGACATTGAAGGCAATACCGTTCAGGTTGGTGTTTGTAATTGTCCGGCCACTAGCGAGGATATAGGTCTTTGGGTAGTTCACATTTAGGTCAGAGCCAAAAATTGTGGGCGACCAGTTGGTACGGTCATTGTTTTCAGTGTAACTGAACCCCTTGGCCTGACTGTAGAACTGGTTAAAGGCGATTGCTCCACTAGTCGGAACCTGTGCAGCGAGATTGGTCGAGTAATTATTTGATGCGTTGGCGCGGACGTTTGCGCCACCCCTGTATAGGTCAGCAAGGGAGATGGCACTCGACCCGCCTACAAACTCTGTCCTGATTTCCGAGAGGCTAATCGCTCCAGAGGATTGCAACGTCATCAGACTGAACCGAATGCTGTGACGTTGCCTGTCACCGTCAGGTTGCCGTTTGACTCCAACTTCATCTTATTCGTGCCGTTGTAGGCAAACAGAAGATTGGTCCCTGTCTGCGTGACGGTCCATCCGTTAGTCCCTAGACTGACCGTTCCAGCGTTTACAGTTCCGGTTGTCGTAATCGCATGTGACCCAGCAGCGATTGCGCCTGTTGCTGCCAAGGTTGCGTTGAGCGTCCCACTCACGGTTGCGTCACCACTGGTGGTGAGGTTACCCGTTACTGTGACGCCAGCACTTACGGCCTCTGCTTTGGTTACACCGTTGTAACGAAGCTGGTTTGCCGAACCCTCGGACAGGGAGTAGACACTGTTGCTTCCATCAGTGTGAATGATGCCAGAAGAGTTTGCATAAACGGTGGCCGTGGCCGAAGCAGACCCAACCTGAAACGTAATGTTCTGGCTGTACTCGTTAATGACATTGATGATTTTTTTGACGTTGTTAGGAAGCGTGACCGTGACCGCGCCGGATGGCGAGCCTGTATAACGGTAGGTGGCATAGCGAGACGTTTGGTTCTCTGTTCCGTCGGATGGAGCGGTGATGGTTTGAGAAGTGGAGCTAGACGAGATGGTATTAATCTCGGACAGAGCTTCATCAATAATCTCAAAGTTCGTATTGGTGATAGCACCCCACGAGTTGGCGTTTTCGCCCGTCGCCTGTTTCTCGAATCCTAGATTGGTATAAGTTGAAGGCATGTTGTCCTCACAAAAAACCCCGCCAAAAGCGGGGCATTCCCTTTATGCTAAAATAACACAGTGTTAGGTGGTAGTGCCGGTTTAACGTGTAACGTCTGTCCAGCTTTCCGCCGCTGACGCTTGCAAGTCTGTCCACGTTGCAGATGCGCCGGTACTCAAATCGGTCCAGCTTTCGACCGTAGAGTCTGTCTGAAGCAGTTCATACAGGATTTCGCCAAGCGTACTTTGGGCAAACTCCAAATCCATTGTCTGCGCCAGCTTCAGAATTAGAATGCCATCCGTATCCTGTTCAAAGTTGGCGACGATGTCAGCGTTGGCCTGACGCACAATCTTAGGCGGGATGTCATCCACATCCGCGTTTGCAATCTGAGTGGACAGCCCACTGGCTACAAGATTGCCATCGCTGGTCTGGGTGAAGTTGCCTGACTGCTCCGACACACCAGAGGCCGTAAAGTTGGCCTGAGTTGTCTGTGTAAAGTTTCCTGACAACTCGCTGACACCTGATGCAATCAGCGTCGGGTCAGCTTCAGTGTTCTCAAACGTGAATGTAAGGTCTGCACTATTAGTTCTGATGACCGTTTGAACTGTCGTCTTTGTAAAGTTCATTGACAGTTCAGCGATGCCAGCCGCAAGACCAGCCGCAAATGCAGATTGTACAGTGGTGCTGCTCATTTCGAGCAGCCCAGACAGTACAGCAACGCCGTCTGTCGTCTGTGTAAACTCAGAGGTTACAGTCTCCGAGCCAAAGAACATTACCCCCTGACTGGCTATCGCCCTTTCAGATAGTGCCAGTTCGCCGAACATTAGCCAGCAATCTCAAACAGAGTTATTGTTGTCGGCTGCGTCCAGTTGGGGTCTTGCCCCCAACGGCCCCACCACATGTCATTGCCGTCCAGCACCCGAACATAAAACTGATAAGTAACAGCGGACGTTGTGTTGGGGGAGTCTTCAAAGTGATAGGACCACTCTTCCGTGGTTCTGCTGCCATTGGTCTGGGCAAAATTCCCACCCGTAAAAAATTCGTTGCCCACGTTGGCATAGTTTCCAGAACCAATTTTTCTCTTAAACCGACCTCTACCAAAGTTTGTAGTAAATGCCGCACCGCTCATGCCCACCGCTTGCACAATAATTTTGTTACTGCTGCTTGCCGGGGTGATGCTGGCAGTGATGCCTGTCGCAGCCTCTGATGACGAATTGTGGTTATAGGTGATGCCAGACGAAGCATGAACTGTATTCACTACACTCCCGGACGGAAGAGTAAGGGTTTTGCCTGAAAGGTCTATAGTTGAGTTCAGCTTCGCTGTTGTAACCGCACTGTCAGCCAGCTTCGCCGTCTGAATCGTAGTATTCGTCCCCAACAGGTTTGCAAGATTACGGGCGTTACTCATCTCTTACTCCGGCTTCTCTGGCCACACTACTGTGTCCAGTGAGTTGTACTGAGTGGTGATGTCCCTGAGTGCTTGGCGGTAGTCACCCCGTGCGCCAGAAAACGCTGCCTGAAGGTCCGTAGAAGCCCACCAGTCAGTCTCTGCCAGTCTTTTGTTCCGCTCTTCACGAAGCAGCTTCAGCGGCTCGGCAGCGTCAAGCTCTGCTTTCTTTGCAGAGACCGTGGTCCACGACACGCCCCAGTTGGCTGGGTTGGCCGACTCTATTGCGGTTCCGCTTTCGTCCTCACCTTTAATCGCTCGGAACATCTCCAAGAACTCGGCCTCAGTGGTCGGCTCACCACGAAGCACCCACTGTTCGTCGGGGATGAGGGCTGCGATTGCGTCTGCTACTGTTGCCATTAGTCAGCATCCCCCAGCCATGTGAAAATAGCGTATGTCATTGCCTTGTCTGACTCGCCTTCGGCAGTGCCGCTATTTGAACTGTGCTTGAATTTAATTCTATTAGTAGAGGTGTCTACAACCTTGAAGAGACCTTTAAGAGTTATCACCTCTTTGCGATTAGCCGAGCCAGCGCCGCCTTTGGCCTGTGCAAGAGAACCATAGTTAGTGCCGTTCAGGCTTGCCTGAATATCAACTTGGATGGTGTCGTCCTGTCCGCCGGGGTTAATAGTGGTGTAGTATTCTACAGACCACAAACCAGTAAACGGAAAGCTAAATAAACCGCTTGATTCCGTTACACTGCCGCCGCGAGTGATTTTCCCTGCACCATTAGCACTTAGTTGTGTCGCAGCATCTACAAGTCCGGGTACAGGATTTTGATTGCCGCCAACTCCACTGGTTCGCATAAAAACCTGTACGCATTGGCGGCTATCATTTACTGACCCTGTGACCTTGCCGTCCGTCGCGATTGACAGCGCAGTGTTCCCGTTGGTCGGGTCTTGGATTTCGCCAACCTTCAGTATGCTGCTCATTGGGCAATCTCCATCACAATCAGGGTGCTGGCTGGGCGCGAATAAGCGGGTCCGTTACCATCGGTTTGACCACGATTGAAAACAACATTAGCACCAGTATTTGAACGTATTCTTATCTTGTATGTGGTGGCACTTGTCGTGGCAGGTGAGTCAAGAAATGCTATGGGAATTGTAGCAAAAGCCCCGGCAGCGACCTCAAGCATCGCCATCGCCGGAGTTCTACTTCCAATTCCTGTGCCAACATTGATAACAGTGCTTCCTCGCACAAGCTGTGGATGTGCCGCGTAAGTATTGTGGTTGCCGTTACCAGACAAAGAGCCAAGAATTAAAACCTTGCTGGACGTTGACTTGGGCGTGATTGTCACCGACAAACCTGTAACGTCTACAAACGATGTGCTGGTTGTCGCAAACGTATCTGTCTTCACCGCCTGCAAAACCTGAACCGGATGCCCCGGGATAGCCACCCCGTTGCCGCTGGTCTTCTCGTTGATGGTGTCTACGAATAGTGTACTCATGTTCCGCTCACCAAGTGTCCTGTGAAGTAACATCTGCCGTTAGTAAGCGTAGCACTACCCGAAGCTACATCTTGATAAGCGCCCATTTGAACATAATCGTCTGGACCCAAAGGAAGCATGATGCTGCCGTTTATCTGAGTATCGCTAGTAATTACCTGACCAGTTATACGCATACCCGTAGTGTAATATTGCGCTGTTGAACCACCGGCTGTAGTCTTCAGCACATCTGCATAAACATAGCCACCGGATGCAGTGTTAGTTCCAAAATTGATAGCTGTAGTGAAAGAATATATTCCAGCTACAGGGGCTGTAAAACGACCGTTTGATGTGTTGAAATTATTGCAAGTGTCAAAAAGCTCACCCTGTAAATCAACCCTTGTCCAAGTTTGGTCTGAAATAGTTTGAGTGGCGTTGTTGAATGCATAAAACGATGGGACTTTTTTAGGAACAAAAATGCCCGTCCCATTCGGGGTAACAGTGATATTGCCATCTGTCGCGGTGGCCGTTATCTGGTCTACATTTAGAATCGAAGCCATACGCGCCTCACAGGATTGTCAGACTGCCACCGCTGGCAATCGTTACTGTTACACCACTGGCAATCGTTAGCGGCCCGATGCCAAGGGCATTCTTTGTGGCGGCAATAGTCGTGTTCTCGCTGACCGTCTTACCGTTAGTGCGGAACACCGCCGTGTCCACTGTAGTGTTTGTAGTCTGAAACTGCGGTGCCGTAATCTCGCCAGAAAACGTGCCGCCGGACGCCTTCGATACTGTATCAGTGACCGTGAATGCACGGAAGGCTCGAACCACTAGTTCGTCATTTACAGCAGCGCCACTCCCTAGTGTAATTGTGTCACCATTCGTGCAGGTGAAGTCTGAAGTGTCGAGATGTACGCCGTTGAGATACACATCCACATCGTTGCCAGAGAAAGCCAAGATAGCACCGTTTGCATCAGCGCCTGTGAAAGCTGTCTGGCTTGCTGTCGCAGTGTACTTGAACAACTGCATTGCAAAGCTAGTCGGCTGGTCTACCGCACGACCAAAGAAACGCACAGTGATAACATCGCCGTTGGCGGGAGCGGCAGAGAATGTCAGGGTATTCCCCTGCGCCGTATATGCCTTGCCAATCCCCGGCTCTTGCACGACGTTACCGATTGTTACAATCAACGCCTCACCACTGACAACGCTCTGTGCCAGCGTAAACGCTGTATCGTTTCCGTTGCCGGTAAATCTCTGGAAGGTGATGTCACCTAGATTTGGGTCTACGCCGATGTATGCCATTTGGCGCTCCTGTTAACCGATTAGAAAGCCGCTAAAGTGGTCGAACCCCCCGTGGACCCCACCATGTTCCAAAACGATATCAACGTAATCGTTTACGGCAAGGTATTCGACTACGGCAATGTTATGCCTAAGATAAGTAGCGTTTTGCGTGTACGAGCTATGCCTACCACTTCCATTTCGACGGATGACAATGTTGCTGGTGTGGCTTTGCGTAGTGGTCATACAGGAATAGGCAAAGAAATAATGACCTGCGACCGGGGCCACGAAGCGGTCCGTCGAAATGTTGAAGTAATTTCCGTTGTTGAGGATAATCGAACCGAAGTTGAGAACTTGTGAACTACCGGGCGTAGTTGATACGGCACTTACTCCGTTTACCGTGAACGCAGGCGTATTAGGAATCGTCACGCGGCCATTCGGGTCAATGTTCATGCCAGTGAACGTCCCAGCACCGCCGCCGCCAGTTGTCATGGCGATTTGACCGTATCCAGTGCCAACTTGGTCGAGAAGTATCTTGGCACTCAGACCGCTGTTTATGGAGGTGTTAGAACTAAAAGCGGTCAGAGATAGGTCGCCAGTGTTCCTGACATCTGCCGTGTCTACATTTCCGGCAAAGATGACATTTTCACTACTGTCGATGGTAATCGCAGTAGCGTCAGAGTTGTCGGTAACGCCCGTGTTAAGACCGGGCCTGTTAACCTTACTCAGTGGCATCCGCGTTCACCTGTGCAGCAGTTCGCACAACGCCCAAGTCATATGCTTGAGCTACCTGTGCGTCCTCGCCTACAGCCAGTGCAACATCGTTAGCGTTGCAGTGAGCTACAAGCAAGGCGATGATTTCGTCCTTGGCGATACGAGCGCGGTTCGTAAGCGCGTTGTCCGCCCAATCCTGTACCGAAACTGCGGCGTATTCCAACGCCTTATTCTCGGTGTCTGTAAGAGTTACTGTAATATCCGGCATTTTATTTCTCCTTTAGGTAGCCTTAAATATTGTCAGATACAGTTGCTGCCAATGGCCCGTGCCAGCCCCACCCTGTCGAAGCTCCAAGTAGTCATTCGCAACCAACGGTATAGCCATCGAAAGCGTCCCGATTGTGTGGATTTGGTTACCGTTGTGGTTGAAGTGATGCGTCTTGTAATTACCGCCGTTCTTGTAGAGGCTTATGTAACCGTACTGAGTGGTGAATGTGGTGTAGCCGGTGACGATAAACATGTAGTTTCCGGCTGTCGGCGCGGTGAAGCGGTGTGTCGAACTGTTCCAAACATTTCCATTGTTTATGTCTAAGCTACCAGTTGTGTGAAGACCGCCGCTGGTGGTCATGGCTGGTGGGTTAGCTATTGAAAGAGCAGCGAATGGCTGTTTAGACATCGACACGCTGCCGCTGCTATCTAGGTTAAGGACGACCGCGCCGGACTGCGTTCCATTAGGCAGATAAAACGCCTGAGCGTTGTTTTGATAGTCCACGTTCCAGATGTTGCTTACATACACACCGGCGGCTGTTCTTTGTGAAATGTTAAAGGCAGCATTTTGATTGCCAGACCCACCCGCTTTATGGTGATACAGGTACGTCCCGCCATAGTTTGTATCCATGCCGGGATTAGAGAGAAGCAAACTGCCGCCGCTATAATTTGTGGTCGCATTGCCGCCCTTTACAGTTGCTGAAGCGTGTGACGTTCCGTTGTTTATTTCAAGGGGACCGGTGCCGCTTGTAAATCCGTCATTACGCACAGAAAATTTTGAGGATAGACTAGCGTTGTACACAACAAGAGCAGACGCTGATGTATCATCTGTAGAGCCAGCAACGGTCAC